GGTGAGAACGGACGTACCAGCAGCACCCGAGTACACCAGCGCGAACCCACGGAAGTTCGAACCAGTCGCGGCGTTGGTCAGGTCTCCAGTCGCCGTCGCACTAGTCACCGCCCCTGCCGTGGAGTACTTCTGGAACGCCCACGTCTCATACGACCGGGCAATCTGCTTGAAGCCCTTCATCACCTGATGGTCGTAGAAGTCTCCGATACCGGCAGGGTTGTTCTCCCGCTGGCGGTCAGACACCTCGATGTCGTTGCGGAACACCTGACAGACGTTGGTGAGTCGGACGGGGTCGGTGTTGGCGGTCACGGCAAACGCCGCGGTCTCCAGCGGGGACGCCGTCACCGCTCCCATCAGCGTGTCGATGGTCCACGAGAAGACGACGTCCGTGACCTTAACCTTGGGCGCCGAACTGAAGAACGGCGTCTGGAACGAATCGAGAATCGTGCAGACGTCTGCCAGACTCTCGCGGTTCACACCCTTGACGGTCGAATACCATCCACCCAGAGTGTGAGTGGTGTTGATAGCCATGCTTACTCCTTAGCGACTCCTACAGCATTCCTTGGTAGAAGGAGTCGGGGATTGATTGCCTGATACGCAGCTTGGCGTAGGCTTCAGCGTCCTGCTGGCTTCCGCTCTTCTGGTATCGCCTGAATGCTTCGTCGATTTCACCCTCGGCGGACTGTTCAGTCCTCCGCGAGTCTCCAGCCCGCCCGCCGGGGAGCGAGGCGTCCGCCATCTCCTGCGCGTTCGGCGCTTGCGGAGGCGGTGCCCCCTTACGCTTGCTCTCCCCGAACTTCAGGAAGGCGAGTTCCATCGCAGCCACCGGGTCGGCTGAGAACATCCGGGCATACCGCTGAGAGAAGTCCGGGTCGGCGTTGACGAAGTTCGCCACGTCGGCCTCGTACTTCTGGTAGTCGGGGTACTCGTTCAACACCCTGCCTCGGGCCTGAAAGCCTTCCGCAAGGGGTCGCAGCGCCTGACCGACGCGCTCGTTGACGAAGTCATTGAGTGCATCAGCCGGGATGCCGAACTCCGCCAGACGGTCCTCAGGGCGGGTCCGGTTAGGGATGTCCGGCCGCTGAGTTGACTGCTGGAACTGCTCCTGAAGCCGCTGGTTCTCCGCTGCGAGGCGCTTCGCCTCTTGGCTGGAGGCCCGATACCCACGAGCGAGTTCCTCGCTGCTGGAGTATCCGGCGAAGTCGGGAGCGGGAGTCTGGTTGACGTTCTCGTCTGCCATGATGGTGCGTCCTTCCTACGGGTTCGCCGTAGTTTCGGGGTCATCTTGGCGCTGGAGTTCTTCCACGCGCCGGTTGTGGTCGAACACCGCGACTTCATTCACGAACACCGCGAGCAGCCACTCGGCCTCTCGAATCTGTGCGCGAATCGCAGCGTCGTCCATATCCTTGTACTCGCCCGAGCGTTCGGCGGGGGTGAGAATCAGGGCCTTGATAGCGGCGTTCGCTCTTTGCGCGATTGCCGGTTTCATCACGTCGTTCCACGCGGACGACTGCAACAGTCCGCGAATCTTGCCTACCTGGTCTTCGTTCAGCGCCATTTCGCCTCTTCCCTTCTGACTTCCTCTAGGTGAATGGCTTCTTGGCGAGCCTTCATGGCACGTTCATATGCCAAGATTCCGTCCGGGTCAACAATCCACCTTTGGCCGGTCTGTCGCTCAAGCACGGCCTTGTTGTTTCTGAACCAGTTCTCGTCTGCGTTCAGCGCCATCGGGTCTGGCTCCTACTGGAAGGTTGCGGTCTGCAACGGGGCCTGATTCTGCGACCCCATGAACTGTGACAGGACTTCGGGAGTCAGTTGCTCCATCGGCTGACTCAGCGTGCTGGCGACTTGATTCGGGTCTTGACCTGTCTGCGCGGCCATCTGGTTTACCTGCGGAACCTGGCTCACCAGCAGTTCGTTGACGTTCTTGAAGTCGAACAGGTCGAACGCCTGCCGTGCGAAGTTGGCCCAGTTGACCACCTGAAGCAAAGCGGGATTTGAACTCATCATTTGCAGGAGTGCCACTAGGTTCTGCTGGCGAGAAGCCTTGCCCGCCATCTGCGAAGCCGCAGTCGCACGCGCCCGATAGTCGGGTGCAAGGTCGTCGTAGTCCACCGTGGTCGTTTCCACGCCATAGGGCAGCCCCGTGATGGGATTGACGTTCGCCAGCGTTCCTAGAATCTTCACCTGCGCCGGGAGCGGGAGCCACAACTGGTCCATCTTCCTGAAAGCATTAGCCAGCGGCTCGATGAATCCCTCTGCCGCCAGCGTGGTCTCCATCGCCAGCCGGTTCAGGGCGTTCTCCTGCCGACCCATGAACCCGCGTGCGGTCTCGCGTGCGCCACCGGCCCCGCCCATCAGAATCTCGCTGTCGCCCGTGCCCAACTGCATGAACTCGTACAACTGCCCGACCTCGGAGTACGCAGCCTGCAAGCCCCTCATGTCGGGGGTCAGGGCGCGGATGTTGTCCTCGCCCGCAGAGCCGTCCACCAGCATGACCTTCCCGGCGCGACTGTAGAGGTTCTGCGTGTTCAGGTTGCACCCAGAGGACGCCACGAACATCGGGTCAATCAGCAGGTCCAAGGCGTCGAGCTTCTGGTTGCTCAGGCGGTCGGCGGTCCGCTGCGGGCCGAAGGCAATCTCAGCCTTGCCGATGCCGTCGAAACTGTAAGGGTCAGGCATGGAGGAGTAGGCCAAGAATGGCATCTGGCGGTTCCCCATCGGACCCTCACGGTTCTTCAACACCACCCGCCCGTTCCCAATGGCGATGCACCGATGCCGGATGCCGTCCGTCGAGAACTCCGAAGGCACCGTGCCGTGCATCTCCCAGATTTCGACCGGGCGGGCAAACCGCTCGCTCTCCCTGGCTCGGTAGTCAATCTCGTTCCGATAGGCCACCCTGCGCCCCTGGTACTCGCCTGAGGCCCCTCCTGAGAAGGGAGCGTCCTTCAGCCGCCTGACTGCTCCGGCGTCGAAATAGGGGTTCGGGCTGGCGGCGTCTTCCAGCAGGTCGTCTAGGTCGGCCCAGTATCGGTGGATGACCCACGCCATGTCGGAGATACGGGCCTTGCCGGGCTGCTGCCAGAAGTCTAGCCGGTCCACGACGTTCCAGACCGGGCCGTTGAACATCTCGGCCTGATACTCGTGGACGACTGGGATGGACATACCGGGGGCCACCTGTTCGAGCCTTCGCACACGCGTCTTCCCCGTGAGGTTTCGCCAGCCGTAGCGGGCGATGGCGGTGCCTCCGATGGCCCCCTGCAAGAAGAAGTCAGTCGCCTTGGTGACGCTCTCAGCGTCTTTCATCTGCGCGGAGATGAGGACTTCGTTGCGCTTGGCCCGCGGGATGTCGTCGGGGGAGTAGCCCTCGAAGTTCACGATGGGCCATTGGCCGAAACAGGTCTGCACCTTGCGGGCGACGTCCGACTGAATCATCGCAAAGGTGAATGGGATGGAGATGTTGTTGCGGAACTGGGCCGTGCGACCCTGCCAGATACCCCGGTAGGTGTCGTAGTAGTTCTGCAACTTGCCGAACACCGACTGATTGTAGCGCAGCGATTCCTGCCTGCGGGTGTCAACCAGTTCGATGATGCGCTCGTCCGACGCAACGGGGCGCGGGGACGCTCCGGGCATGGCCGGGTTTGGTGTAGCCATTTTTGCGTCCCCCAATAGGTTCGCCGACTATGCTAGGCCAACTTGACCCGTGCGTCAACACGGGTTCCACCCGCCATGTCAATCGCCGTCATCAGCCGGTTGCGCTCCTGGTTCAGCGCCGACAGGCTCCTGACCGTATCGGCGTCTAGTCCGGTTCCATCGCGGGCGGCGATATTGAGCCGTTCCTGCACCATGAACAACTTGATGTTGACGATGGATAGCCGGTCTACGAGGTCTCCGAGGCTGTCAGCCATGCTTGGCCTCGTTCAGCCTGCGGGCGCAGTCCAAGATGTCCAGCAGTTCTCCGGTCTTGGTATCACGCACGGACAAGTCTCCGGTCTTGGGGTTCACCTCGGTCACGAAGCGGGGCTGGTCAGCCATTTGTCTCTCCACTCCGGCCACGACGCCCGCAGGCCGATTTCGGTGTCGTTCAACTGGTTGTCGCCGAGGTTGTCCCAGATGCGGCGGGGGAACTCTCCGATGGGGTCGTGAACACGGATGCACGGCACCTTCAAGGCTCCGGCAAGCGCGACCGAGGACGACCCGCAGCCGATGACGGCCCGTGAGTTGACCATCAGCTCGGCCAGCTTCAGGAAGTCTCCGCCGTCGTCAAACGCCTTCCACTCAGGGTAGGCGATGGCCCCCACTTCACGGTCCTGCGGGCTGCCGATGAAGACGATTTCATCGAAGATGTTTACGATTTCGTTACGATTAGCGGCGAGGAACTTCCAGAAGTTCGGTGTGGTCCGCGAGTGGGGACAGACCCCCTGCCCGTGCAGGACCAGCCGGTTGACCTTCTCGCCAGCGGAGGGAACCTCGAACGGGTTGGTATTCGCCAAGGTTGCAACTTCGACTTCAACTGGCACGTTCGAGCGAGCCAGCGACTCCAGCGTCAACTGCCGCTCAGGGAACGAGCGGTAGCCAAGATGGTAGACGTTCCGGCCAGCGAAGTCGGCGTTATCGAGGTCGAAGTGCCACGGCTGGCCCCCGCACCTGTAGTTATCAATGCCCGACTTGAACTCTACCTTCTCGACGCACGGCTGCGCGGCAAACAGCGGCTCGACCATCTTGCATGACTTCTCATCCAGCCAGACGGTGAACTTGGCGTCATGCTGCTTGGCCCACCAGTAGGCCACCGGGAACTGCATGATGGCGTCTCCGGACTTGCCGGGGAAGGTGAAGATGGTCTCGCTCACAGTCTCCTCCAGATTCTATCGAGTTGGCAGCGCGGCATTTCTTCGTAGCCATCAGGCAGCGCGTACTTCATCAGCGGGGAGCAGCTATCGCAGTCTTCCACGACGATGAACTGCGGCTTCCACCGCTCAATGGTGAACCCCTTCAGAACCTCATCCTCGTAGCCTTCGGTGTCGATAGTCAGCACATCCAGCCGCGGGAACCCGGCCTCTTCCAGCAGGCGGTCGAGCGTGCGGACCTTGACGTTGAACCGGATGTACTGAGAAACGTCATCACGGTATCTCATCTCCAGACCGGAGTACGAGGCGTAGGGATGGCTTCCGAAGCACATGAACTCGCGGTCTTCTTCGTCCACCGCGCCGCAGGCCACCTGTCTCCAGAGCTTCCGGCACGACCTTCCGTCGTTCTCAAGCAACGGAATCGGTTCAACACACAGCACCAGCCAACCACGCTTTTCAAGGGCGAGCGTGTTGTTGAACAGGCTTCCGTTGTTCGCCCCGACATCGCAGGCGTAGCCGAAGCTTGGCACCAGCGGAGCCAGCATCTCGTCTACTCCGTTGTCCGAGTAGGAACTCATTTAGGCTCCCTGAGATAGACGTAGTTGTGGACCGAAGTATCCGCGCACCGATACC